TGGTCTACCACTTCATGATCCAGGATGCAGTAGACTTTATCCAATTGTACGGTGTCGATAAGGTGATGGATGATATCTATTCCTGCTATCACCTACGGATGAAGAGGCAGGAAAGCCAGGAGGAATTACCTTGGGTAGCCTAAACGAGAGTAACTTCTTAAAGCATATACCATGTAATAATTGTGGGTCTAGTGATGCGAACTCACTATACGATGACGGTCACCAGTTTTGCCATGTGTGTCACACTCGTATAGCAGCCCCTAGAGCAACGATGGAAGACATGGAAGGGCTAGGTATCTACCTAGATAAACAAACTCAACAGAGAGGCTCTATGCAAGTCCTAGAGGTATTTAAAAACACAGAGGCAGTACATGTTGCAGAGCGTGGTATCAGTAAGGCAACTATGCACTTCTTTGGTGCAGGATCTGACGGTAAGAATTACTACTTTCCATATTGCGATGCAGCAGGAAAGACGGTAGCAGCTAAGACTCGGTCAATGACTGAGAAGCAGTTCAGCGTACAGGGCGACTGGAAGAGTGCGACCATGTTCGGTCAGCAGAAGTTCACTCCAGGAGGCAGGGCTATCACGATTACTGAGGGTGAGTTCGATGCCTTGGCAGTCTATCAGTTGACAGGCTCAAGGTTTCCTGTTGTGTCTGTGCGTAACGGTGCGTCAGCAGCATTGAAGGATTGTCGTGCCAGCTACGAGTATCTTGATAGCTTTGAGAAGATTGTAATCTGCTTTGATAATGATGATCCAGGAATCCAGGCAGCAAACCAGGTAGCAGAATTGTTTGGTGCTAAGGCGCACATATTCAAGTACCCTACGAAGGATCTCAAGGACGCATGCGACTACTTGTCTACGAGTAAGACGAAGGAGTTCGTGGATACATGGTGGAATGCAGAGAAGTATGTACCTGATGGGATTGTCTCAGGGTCTACGCTGTGGGAGCTAGTCAATCAAGCAGAGGAGAAGGCAGAGGTTATGTATCCCTACGAAGGGATCAATGATCTGACCTACGGTATCAGACTAGGTGAGCTGGTGACGGTGACTGCAGGATCAGGGCTAGGTAAGTCTCAGTTCTTGCGTGAGATTGTGTGGCAGATCCTGAGTAAAACAGAAGATAATATTGGTCTGATGTTCCTGGAGGAATCCGTTAAGAAGACAGCTAAGTCATTGATGGCATTGGCAGCAAACAAACCCTTACATCTTCCCGATTGTGAGGCAACAGATGAGGATATAAAAGATGCGTTTAACAGAACACTTGGTACGGATAGGCTTTATTTGTTTGATCATTTTGGTAGCACTTCCGTTGATAACATTGTCAATCGTGTGCGGTTTATGGCTAGGGGGCTTGATTGTAAGTATATTTTCGTTGATCATGTTAGTATTATCGTAAGTGCTCAGGAGTCGGGAGACGAGCGTAAAGCAATCGATGAGATCATGACTAAGCTTCGCATGCTGGTGCAGGAGACAGGCATTAGTTTGTTTGTGGTGTCTCATCTTAAGCGTCCCGAATCTAAGGGGCATGAGGAGGGCGCAGCGACTTCACTAGCACAGCTAAGGGGGTCGGGTGCAATCGCTCAGTTAAGCGACATGGTGATCGGTTTAGAGCGTAATGGGCAGCATACTGATGCGATGGAGAGGAACACTACTTATGTGCGTATCCTCAAGAATCGATTCAGTGGGTTGACTGGGTTAGCATGTAGGTTGTTGTACAATAGGATGACAGGTCGTATGTCAGAGTTACCACCAGAGGAGAATAATTTATGAAGAAGATTTTACTTGCAGCAACACTGATTCTAGTGTATAATAATAGTGTGGCATGTGTTACGACTACTGTAGTATCAGGCGGTAAGTATGTCGTGTGTACGGTGTGTCCAACATCTACGGTGTGCGTATGATTCTACTGAAGTGGGCTGGCACTATACTTTGCTTGATAGGTATTGCTTTGACTAGCTTTAATATCTATCCAGCGAATGTAGTGTTCGGTCTAGTAGGGTCTGCATTGTGGACACTAGCTGGTTTCTTGCAGCGAGATATCCCACTCTTCCTGGTGGAGGCAGTGGCAGTAGTAATCTATTTTGTAGGCATGGTGACATGGCTAATTAACTAAGGAACAATATGAGTTTGATTCAACTACCAAAAGTAATCGATGCAGTGAATGAGTTAGCAGCTAAGGTGCAGAAACTAGAAATACAAGTACAGTTACTGCTAGGTGAGCACAACAAGTTTACTGTGATTGAAGAGCCAATAGTAAATAAGAAACCAGTAATTAAGAAGAATGATTAAGATTGTATTGTGGTTCTGTGTTGGGATACTTGGAGGATATACATTGCACAAGGCAGAGCATACAGTAGATTTGACAAAGTGTCCTACCTATGTCACTAAGCATGCTACATGGGTTGGGTATGTATCCTTTAATCATGATGAAGTACGCTGCTTTTGGTTAGAGAACGAGTACCCAAGGAGAGTGAGAGCAGAGCCAAGAGTTAAACATGGAAGAACAGAATGAATGCACTAGAACTAGCTGATGAATTAGAACTTCGTTCTAAATATGCTGAAGATCATGGAACAATAGTAAGGCGCACATCCAAGGCAGTCGCTATGTTACGACAGCTACAGGATGAGCGAGATAAACTATTCTTAGCACACTCTCATGAGATGGCACGAGCAGACATAGCAGAGATGGAGGTTTATAAATACAAGCAAATCTTGGAACGAATAGCTAACGAAAGGTGTGGTGGAAAGGATGAAGATAGTTCTAGACATAGAAACTAATAGTAAGCACGACAAGATATGGTTAGCAGTAACAAGAAACATTGACACAGGAGAAGTGAAATCGTGGAAGGAAGCAAGCGGATTACAAAAGTATTTGGACAGCTGCGATTTGATTATCATGCACAACGGAATCTGCTTCGACGCTCCAGTTCTGAGAGAGACATGGAAGACTTCGATAATGCCGAGCCAAGTGTGCGATACGCTCGTGTTAAGTCGTCTACTAAGTCCAAGTCTAGAGGGAGGGCATAGTCTAGATGCATGGGGTAAGCGATTAGGTTTCCCTAAAGGTGAGTTCAATGATTGGGATGGAGGCTTGACTCCTGAGATGGAAGAGTACTGTATCCAGGACACACTAGTAACACAGAAGTTATACGAACACTTAACAAGTGAATTGAAGTTAAACAAATTTGACCAAAGGAGTATTGATCTTGAACACAAAGTCCAAGCAATCATCGCAAAGCAAGAAAGAAACGGTTTTAAGTTGGATGAAGTGGCAGGTATTACTCTTCTTTCAACGCTGCAGAATAAGCTGGCTCATATTGAAAATGAACTTCAGGGTATCTTCCCAGCGAAAACAATTGAAAGAGTCTCAGAAAAGACTGGCAAGTCCCTCAAAGCCAAAGTCGAAGTCTTCAACCCAGGCAGTCGCAAGCAAATCGGTGAGAGGCTCATCGAGAAAGGCTGGAAGCCCAGCAGGTACACCGAAACAGGGCAGCCGATCGTCGACGAAGGGACGCTAGACGGGGTAGATATACCTGAAGCCAAAGCGATCAATGAGTTCTTAATGCTACAGAAGAGAGTAGCTCAAATAGAATCGTGGCTCAAGGCAGTAGGTAGTGATGGTCGAGTACATGGTAAGGTGATTACAAATGGTGCAGTCACAGGACGAATGACGCACATGTCACCTAACATGGCACAAGTACCAAATAGTGGAAGCCCTTACGGTGAAGACTGTAGGGATCTATGGATTGTAGAGAAAGGATATAAGTTAGTAGGTATCGATGCTTCAGGACTGGAGTTACGAATGCTTGCTCACTACATGAAAGATGATGCATACATACACGAAGTCGTTTCAGGTGACATCCACACAGCAAATCAAAAAGCTGCTGGATTGCAAACGAGAAACCAAGCGAAGACCTTTATATATGCATTCCTCTATGGTGCAGGGGATGCCAAGATCGGGACGGTTGTTGGTGCTGGAGCGAAAGAAGGGAAAGAACTTAAGTCTCGTTTTCTTAAGAACACTCCGTCGCTTGAGAAACTTAGAGAACAAGTTAGTAAGATCTCTCAAAAGTCGGGAACGCTACCAGGTCTTGATGGACGCAGAGTACAAGTTAGGTCTGACCACGCAGCACTTAACACACTACTCCAGAGTGCGGGTGCGATTGTCATGAAGCAAGCTTTAGTCATCTTGAATGATGAACTACGCAGGGCTAAGATTAACTACAAGTTCGTAGCTAATGTGCATGACGAATGGCAGATTGAAGTAGAAGAAGCAAGAGCAGAAGAGGCAGGTAAGCTTGGTGTCTTAGCGATTGAGAAGGCAGGTAAGGTACTTAACATGCGCTGTCCTCTAGCTGGTGAATATAAAGTAGGTAACTCATGGAAGGAAACACATTGATGGAAGAAATTAAACAAGCAGTACTGGTGCTCTTGCGAAAAGGACAGAATCTTACTACTATTCAGGACGACTTAGCTCGTGTATCAGAAGAACTAGAACTAGCAGCAAGATACATGCAAGCAATTAAAGATGCGGACTTTGCTCCATGAAGAAACTGTATGAAGGAATCCCTGAAAATATTGAACCGCTGGTTGTACTAGGGGATGATAATGATTACTTAGTTGTATATACTGTTATGACAAACGAGGATACAATTGAGATATTAGAAAGAACCATCAGAGTTCTAAAGGAAGAAGATGTACAAGAAGCAAGGTTGACGAAGCACTAAAACTGTGGTATAATATATGTAGTAGTAATAACTAACAAGGAGAAATAACATGGATACAAGCAAACCTTTACCGATTCAAGCAGATCTTTTCTGGGCTAGTCTGACTGAGCCAAACAAGTTGTCAGGAAAGTATCAAGTTGACTTGAGTAATCTAAGTAAGGAAGCTGTACGAGAGTTGGAATCAATGGGTGTGACTGTTAAGAACGATGCTAAGCGACCTGACCAAGGTTTCTTCGTGACTGCTAAGAGCAAGCTCTACCCTATCACTGCAGTAGACGAACAAGGTAATCTTTTGAATGTCAAGATTGCTAACGGATCTAAAGCAGTAGCTTTGATTAAGACCTATCCCTATAGCTTCCAAGGTAAGAAGGGTGTTGGTGTAGGTGTCAGCAAGTTGATTGTTAAGGAACTGATTGAGTACAAGCCTGAAGGTGTAAGCCTTGCAGACCTGGAAGAAGAAGCTCTCTAATGATGAAAGCCCTCATTGATGGGGACATACTAGTGTATCGCATAGGCTTTGCTTCTGAG